AACTTATAATACGGCTCTCGGCTACTCCGCCGGAGCTGCATTGACGACAGGTGGTTGGAATACTATTATTGGTGGTGCTGCTGGCGCGGCAACTGTTGCCGGCGAGAGCATGATAATAATTGGTGTGGAAGCCGGCGCAGCTAATATTACCGCAGCTGCATATGGTTCAGTCTTCATCGGAAACGAAGCCGGCAAGGCAGTTACGTCAGGAGAAGCCAACACAGTTGTTGGATACCAAGCTCTTCTAACCGACGACACTGCCGATGGTTGTACAGCCATTGGATATAAAGCTCTGACATTACAAGCTGGAAACGATGGCGCCGTCGGGAACACCGCGGTTGGCACCGGCGCAGGCCAGCTTGTACAAGAGTCTACGCAATGCACTTATGTCGGCTTCGAGGCAGGTAAGGGCGCAGGTGCATCTAAACCGGACGGAGACAATAATACTTTCATAGGATACAAAGCTGGAACCGCCACTACAGACGCCGCAGCTGATAATACTATGGTTGGGCACCAAGCGGGAGACGGAATTACCTCAGGAACGCAGAACACTGGCCTAGGCTCTGCTGTAACGTTTGATGTAGACGCCAGTAATCAAACTGCTGTTGGATATGGAGCGACTACAGACAGTGCGAATGATATTGCCATAGGCAACACTTCTGTTGATGAAGTAAAAGGTCAAGTTGATTTCACCACATTCTCAGATGAAAGGATTAAGACAGATATTCAAGAAGGAGATTTGGGTCTAGATTTTGTTAACCTATTGAAGCCTCGCAAATTCAAAAAAGTAAATCCTGCTGAATATCCAGAGTCTATTAAAAAGAAAAACGATGGGCTAGGTGAGTGGACAGACGCTCAAGCTAATAAAGTTTGGGACGGATTAATCGCACAGGAAGTCAAAGCCGCAATGGACACTTGTGGTACGACATTTAGTGGATGGAACGAAGAGAAAAATTCCAAACAGCTTGTGGGATACTCAACCATGGTGGTGCCACTTATTAAAGCGATTCAAGAACTCTCAGCACAGGCTGTCGCTCAAGGTAAACAAATTAAGAAGCTCGAAGCTCAGCTTAAGAAAAAGTCGGGCAAATAATTAATCTTTCTCGTCTTTAATCTTGATCTTTTATTTTACAAATTTATAATTATTGTGTATTATTATGAGTATGAAGTCCAAAAAAGATTTAGATTGGATCGCCGGCTTGGAAAAGGCGATAAAAAAGAAGTATGGCGAGGAAGCAATCCAGAATCCAAAATCGGAATGGAACGAAGAAAAAGAAAAAGAATATCTCGAACAGCTTAAAAAGATTTCAGCTAGAGAAGACGACAGAAAAGACAAAGCCGAGAAAGTCGATAAAGACGGGTTTTTGGTTAGTAAAAAACTACTTAGAAAGGACAGCAATAGAACATGTCCGATATGTAATCAATACTCTTTTGATAAAAAGGATGACCTTTATATGATTAAGTATGAGTGTTGTTGGTCGTGTTATATTCAGTATATCGACGGCAGGGAAGCTCGCTGGAAAAAAGGATGGAGACCAAATAATGAAAATGACAAAAACGAGACTTAGAGAAATTATCAAAGAAGAGTTGGACATGGGTGATCAACTTCAACTAGATGACGAGGGCAAACTAACATGGGACCATGTTGATTTACCAGATGATCTTCATAGTCGTACTACTTCTTTATGGGAGCATCTCAATGGTCTCCTACAAAACTGGAGACCAACAGAGGGAGAATCGATTCAATATAAAAAAGACTTATTCACCCTAATGGACGATTTCTTAAGAAGTCCGGACCGCCCTTCCCCGGGCAGCCCAGAAGATGCCGTATAAAGTTAAAGGAAAGTGTGTTTATAAAAAAGACACAGGCAAAAAGGTTGGATGTACAGATGGTCCAGTTGAAGACTATCTCGCTGCATTGTATGCTAACGCAAACGAATCTATAGAAATTACCAAAGAAGAATTAAAAGAGATCATTTTAAATGTTTTGAGCGAACACGCAAAAGATTTTGTTTGGGGAGCAAAAAATCCCGGCAGAATAGCAAATCAATACCAACTTAAAACATTGAAAAATCAGTTATTAAAAGATAAAGAAACTACTTATTAAGTAAAACCGTGACAGGAGAAAAATAATGGCTACAGTTTTGGATATTATTAGAGGCATCTCTCAGGCTGCTGCAAATCACTATGATGGCGCACACGATGAAAGAATGGCAGCAGACGGCGAAGCGAGAACCGCTGGTCTCAAAAGAGAAGAGGGCGACCTGAATTTAGAAGCAAGAGTTATGGATGGGTTTAATATTAGAATCCAGGGAACAAAGCTCCTTGTTTCTTATCACTCCCAGGTGAAACTTAAAGATGTTCATGACCGCGGAAGATTCGAGTCTGATATTGCTGGTCACTTGAGTGACATTGTAAAATATGTCAAAAAAGAATATAAGAAAGTCACGGGTGATACCCTGAGTCTTAAAAAGGAAGGAGATCCAGTTATTCGAGTTGAACACATGAATCGAGTCCGCACTTGGGTCGTTGCAAATCAGACCTTTAATATTGGGAACCTCAAGGGTGTGGAAAACGGAGAAATGGCTGATGGCTCTCCAAAAGATCGTTTAGATCAAGCTATCAAAGACTGGCTTGAACTTGGAAAGAAAGCTCCGAAAGCAAAGAACGACACTAGAAAAAAAGAAAATTAATAAAGTAATGTATGTCTTCTCAATTAACAAAAAAAGAAATTACAAAAGAAATAATTAAGAGCGGTAAAGATCCCGTTTACTTTATAAATAATTACGCAAGAATTTCGCACCCGATGCACGGGCTGATTCCTTTTAAACTGTATGGCTATCAAGCAGAACTGATCGATGATTTTAAAGACTATCGTTTCAATGTCATTTTGAAGGCGAGGCAGCTTGGTATATCTACTGTTACTGCTGCATACATCGCCTGGATGATGCTCTTCCACAGAGACAAAAATATTCTTGTCATGGCAACAAAGTTTGGAACAGCGGGCAATCTAGTTAAGAAGGTAAAAGCAATTGTTAAAAACCTACCAGCTTGGGTTAGAATTGCAGAAGTCTCCGTAGACAATAGAACGTCTTTCGAGCTAACGAATGGCTCTCAGATCAAAGCTTCTTCAACGTCTGGAGATGCAGGGCGTTCAGAAGCCCTCTCCTTGCTTGTTATCGACGAGGCCGCCCATGTTGATGGTTTAGACGAGCTTTGGACCGGCCTGTACCCAACGCTGTCGACTGGTGGGCGTTGTATTGCCCTTTCTACACCAAATGGTGTCGGTAACTGGTTCCATCAGACATATGTAGATTCAGACCATCAGACAAACGATTTTCATCCAACAAAATTGTTGTGGGACGTACACCCTGATCGAGATCAAGATTGGTTTGAAAAAGAAACCAGAAACATGTCTCGTCGTCAAATTGCACAAGAGTTAGAATGTAATTTTAATACTTCTGGTGAAACGGTAATCCATGCGGAAGATATCGGAAGAATGAACGATATGATAACTGAGCCAAAATATCGAACCGGTTTTGATAGAAATTTTTGGATCTGGGAGAATTATATGCCAGAGTGTACATACTTGATGTCTGCCGACGTAGCTAGAGGCGATGGAAAAGACTACTCTGTGTTTCATATTCTAAAACTTGATACAATGGAAATTGTTGGAGAATATCAAGGGAAGGTCGCCCCAGATATCTTTGCGAATATTCTCTTCGGCGCCGGCGGAGAATATGGAAATTGTATGTTGGTTGTTGAAAATAATTCTGTTGGATATACAGTTTTGGACAAGTTAAAAGATTTAGGTTATCCAAATATTTACCACTCTATCAAATCGACTCACGAATATGTAGATCAAGTCCAGGCAGAGCACATGAACTCTTCAGTTCCGGGCTTTACAACTTCTCTTAAAACTCGGCCACTTATAATAGCAAAAATGGAAGAGTTTGTAAGAAATAAACTAGTTAAAGTATATTCTTCCAGATTGGTTGATGAATTCAAAACTTTTATTTGGAATAATGGACGCCCACAAGCAATGCGCAGTTACAATGATGACCTCATTATGTCCTTTGCAATTGGGTGCTGGATAAGGGACACTGTTTTTTCAGAAAACCAAAGGGAAGCACAATATAAAAAAGCTATGTTAAACTCTATGAAAAAAAGTGATAGTATTATGAATACAACAATTGCAGGAATGCAAGGGTATAATCCAAAAAACAATTCTCAGCGCGCACGCGAAGACGTTGAAAAGAGAAATGAGTTTTTATGGCTCTTAAAAGGATAACAATTTATGGCTTCACAAAAAAACACAAGAAATCCACAATCGGTTTTATTTAAACAACTAACTCGTATATTTTCGGGCCCCTTAGTAAACTATCGCCGGCAGATCCCCCGCGATAAAAGAAGGGGATTGGATAAGTATAAGTTTACATCGGCTTCAGGTCAACAATTTAAAAAGGTTGCATATGATCCTTTTCAAAATATTACTTCCAATCTTCTAAGTAACCAAAGCAGGGTAGAAAGATACTCAGATTTTGAACAGATGGAGTACGAGCCAATTATTGCTTCAGCCATGGATATTTATGCCGACGAAATGTCGACATCTTCAGAACTTCAACCCCTGCTTTCAATAAAATGCCCAAACGAAGAAATTAAATTAATTTTATCGACACTTTATCACCAAGTTTTAAATATTGAATTTAATCTTTTTAGTTGGTGTCGTGGAATGTGTAAATTTGGTGATTATTTTCTTTATCTCGATATCGATGAAGAAACGGGAGTGCAACATGTTATGGCCCTCCCTCCGATGGAAGTGGAAAGACTAGAGGGCCTAGATGGTTCAAATCCAAGTTATGTCCAGTACCAGTGGAATTCCGGTGGACTTACTTTCGAAAATTGGCAGGTAGCACATCTCAGAATCGTCGGCAACGATAAGTATACTCCTTATGGCACATCTGTACTTGAACCCGCTAGAAGAATTTGGAGACAGCTTGTCTTATTGGAAGACGCAGTTATGGCATATAGAATTGTGAGATCTCCAGAAAGAAGAGTGTTTTATATTGACGTCGGCGGAGTTGCTCCAGAAGATGTAGAGCAATATATGCAACGAGTTATGACTCAGATGAAAAGAAATCAGGTTGTCGATTCAGATACGGGAAGGATCGATTTGAGATACAACCCCCTGAGCGTAGAAGAGGACTATTTTGTCCCGGTTCGAGGCAACACCTCATCTAGAATAGAATCCCTTCCTGGAGGGTCTTATACCGGTGACATCGACGACGTTAAATATTTGAAGGACAAGTTATTTGCAGCATTGAAGGTACCTCAAGCTTATCTTTTTAGAGGTGAAGGTGCAGAAGAAGATAAAACAACTCTTGCACAAAAGGATATTCGTTTCGCTAGAACGATTCAAAGGCTACAAAGGAATGTCGTTGCAGAGCTTGAAAAGATTGGTATAATTCATTTGTACACCCTTGGTTTCCGCGACGAAGATCTTGTTTCTTTTAAACTTTATTTGAACAATCCATCGCAGATTGCAGAACTTCAAGAATTAGAGAAGTGGAGAACAAAATTTGATGTTGCTTCCGCTGCAACAGAAGGCTTCTTCAGTAAAAGATGGATTGCAGATCGCTTGTTTGGTATGTCGGATGAAGAGATTGTACGCAACCAAAGAGAAATGTTTCATGATCGTAAGTTTGAGGCTTTACTTGAGGCTGAGGCAGAAGCTGGCCTTGAAGAAGGCGGCGGTGCCGGCCTAGGAGGTGAACTCGGCGACGAGACGGGCCTCGAAGGCGGTTTTGAGGATGAAGAACTAGGCGATGAAGAACTCGGCGGCGAGGAACTCGGTGGTGAGGAAAATATAGGCGGTGAAGAAGATGGAGTTCTTCTAGCGGCCCCCGGAGAAGACACCCCGGGAAAGAGAGATATACCAGACAAATGGAAAGGAAAAGACTATACTCCCGTAAAAGATGACAAGAGAGACATGGGAGCCAGAAAGAGACATATGGTTAGTAAGTCTGGCCGCCGCGAAGGCGGCCGCAGAGGCACTTTACCAGGATATGGGCCATTAAGTCAATTATCTAAAGGTGTTTCTGAAAATCAAGAAACTAATTATAATCAGCAAGAAGATAAACTTTTTGAGATTAATCACGATATCAAGACTTTAATAGGCGAACTGGAGCAAAAACAAAAATGAGTTTGAAACACAACAAGAAGAGAAACACAGCATTTCTATACGAGACTTTATTGAAGGAGTTGACAAAATCGGTTGTTAGTGGTGAGACAGAAAAAAAATGGCAAATTATTAATTTAATAAAAGAATTTTTTAATGTTAACAGAAACTTACATAAAGAGTTGACCCTTTACAAAGCCCTAAGCGAGACCAACGAGTTAGCACCCCAGACAGCCGAGAAGCTTGTATATGAGATCCGCGCACAACACAGCAGATTAAGTAAAAAAGAGATATTCTCGGAGCAAACCGCGCTTATTAAAGAGATAAACAAAACTCTTTCTAGGTCTGTTTTTTCTAATTTTGTTTCCAATTATAAATCTTTGGCTACAATTTATCAAATTTTTAGTGAGGATACTCCAACCAAAAGCAGAGTTCTCTTGGAAGAAAACGTACTTAAACAGCTTATTTCTGAAAAAGAAGAAGAAAAGCAGATGATGAAGCCTATTGATAATCTTGTGTATACGCAATTTGTTGAAAAGTTTAATGATGAGTACTCTGATAAACTTTGTCAAGAGCAAAAAGAATTATTAAATAAGTATATTGCATCTTTTTCGGACAACGGACTCGAACTTAAAATTTATTTGAATGAGGAGTTGTCTCGCCTTAAAACAGAAGTAAACAAATCATTAAAACTGCAGGAAATTAAAGAGGACGAAGAAATGATGACAAAGACAAAAACAGTCGTTACTCTTTTAGAGACTTTCCGCGAAAAACAAATCGATAAAGATATGATTGAAAAGATTTTGAAAGTTCAAGAATTAACCAGAGAGATTACTGCGTAATGGCCATCGAGATTCAAATAGGCACCCCTTCCATCGAAGAGGAAGATAAACCAATTCAGGCTTCAATGGCGATGAACGTCAGAAAAAGCTTAGATGGCAATGTTATGATTTTCGACCATGAAGAAATCGACATTGTAGTTGTACCTTCGAAAAATAAAATTGTTGCTTTTCCAAAAGATCTTATGTCTGACACTGTTTATGAAGCTCAGGACCGACTTTTCTTTTATTTGGTTAAAAATGGAGTTGTGACTGCTGAGAGCGTACAAGGCGGAAATGTTTATGGCTCTCTAGAGGCTACGGTAGCTACTCCGTTAGAAGAGAGCGTCGACGCGTCTCAAGTCGCGGTATTCTCGATTGGAAAGTTTATTTTGGAAGAAAAACCCTTCTTTAAAACGTATAAAGATTACGAAGAAGATGTTGAAGACGGACTCACCAACCCAGACGACGAAGATTCGACAGAACTGGGAGATGTTGAACACAAAGAAATGCAAGGTTCAATGCGCCCAGGTTTCCTCAGAGGAGCCTATGGCCTTAATTATATGTATAGATACTAAGAGGTAGTATGGAATTAATATATTTTGTTTTGTGCGCCTATGGTATGACATCTATAGTTGTATATAGTCACATATTTAAAGCACCAAGAGAGTTTCTATCATTAAAAACAAAGTGGCTGTGTGAATTGTTGCATTGTCCTATGTGCATGGGGTTCTGGATTGGTACATTTCTGTGCGGCATAAACAAATACACGGAACTATTTACATTTGACTATAATTTTGTTAATTTTCTACTACTAGGTTCGTTAGCATCGGGTACCTCATATATATTAAGTGTAGTAGTAGATGATGACGGAATCAAAATTGGAGAAAAAAATGGAAACTAAAATCTATACAAAAAAATGGATGTTGCAGCCTGTTCGCCGTTGTTGCAAAGGTTCGTGACTATGAGCAAATACCTCTTAAGAGAATATTACGAGCTTTGCGAAGGCGGAGTCTGTGAAGATCTTCTAACTGAAGAAGAAAAGCGAATGGTCCGTGAAAACAACGTGTTGATTCTTTCTGGAGTCATGCAGCGCGCTGAAGCCCAGAATGGGAATGGCAGAATTTATCCGAGACCAATTTTAGAAAGAGAAATCGATAACTATAGAAAGATTGTAAAAGAACGCCGCGC